CGCCATTGGCCGAGGACGGAACACCAGAGGCTACGCCAAGGTCGACGACATTGGACGCGGCCTGAGTGCCGGTCGTCGGTGCGTCGGCATAAGCCGAGGAGGTGATGCCAGCCGACGCGCCGTTAGACGTGCCGGTGAAAGTTAACAGGTTGTCGAGAATCATATCTCGGTCTCCTACTCGTTAACTGCATACGGACCGGCCCATTCTTCAAGGGCCGAATCTCGTGCAGAGGTTGCTTCTTCGAACGTGGCAAACGGTAGATCAGGACTTTAAGAGACCTGGGCCTCATTATTGAGTATAGCGTCCACGGTGCGCACCGGAATGCCGCGGAAGGTGGTGACGACCTTGCCGTCGAACTCTTCGAGCCGGAGCAGGACGTTGGTCTTGTTCATGGCCTGAAGGTCGAGATAGGTGCGAACCACGCGGTTGGCGTAGAGGACGACCCGGCCCATGTTCGCGCGAACTTCCGGAGTGTCGGAGGTCTGGATCGCGGACGCGGAAGCGGGGGCGGTGGGCAGGCGGTAGAGGCCGCGGACGAGGAGATTGATCAGGTTCGCCGCGGAGACGCCGGTCAGCTGGGTGACGTCGATGTTGGCGATGCGGAAAGCATAGCGCCAATCGCGGAGGACGAGGCCGATCTCCCATTTGAAGTGATCGCGGTAGGCCTGGTAGGTGTTGCCGGCGGAATCGGCAACGGGCCACTCACCCATGTCGCGATGCTGGAGGCCGGTGATTTTGCCCTTGGGGAAGGTGCCGTGGAGGGTGTCGCTGCCCCAGGTGATGCCCCAGATCGAGGTGTTGGTGGAGGAGGTGCCACCGCCGTCAAGGACGTTATTCGCGGTCTGTGCGTTGGAGGTATTCTTGGTGGAATACCGCGGGGCCAAGCCGGTGAAACGCTCAGGGTTGGTGAACTGGTTGCCGTAGATGATGGTAGCCGCGACCTGCTGCGACATACCTTCGAGGAAGGCTTTGACCTCGGACAAGCGGAACTCAGCGGTATTGCCGTTGAGGTCGGCGATGTCTTTGTCGATGACCGCGTAGGTTTCGAGGTTGCCGCAAGTGTCGACGATCTGCGCGGTCGTGGACTTCGCGTTGGGGACGCCAGCGTTGAGCAGACGCCACGTGGCCTGCGGGAGGCCGGTGCGGATGGTGGTCTTATGACCGGTTGGGAGGTTGCCTTCGACAACGAGCATGTCGTCGAGGATCTCGTTGGTCTGGGAGAGGAGTTCGATGATTGAGGCCACTCTGTAGCCATCATCCATCCTCTTGGCCCAATCACTATACGTGAGTGCGACACTACCAATGGTAGCCATTTTCTAGATCCTTTTCAGCGGGCGTTTGTGATACGCGAAATCCCCAGCGATTATTTCACGAGCCTCTAAATAAGCTTCGTGAGCTTTTTCTGGGGAATCAAAATTACCCAAAAAGATCTGCTGACCACCGACTTGGATCTTCGAATACCACTGAGAGTTTCTACGATCCAGATACGCCCCAGAGAGGCCGGCTTGACCAGTTGTCGTTCGGGCATTGAATTTGTTCTCAGTCCGAGAACATTCACGAAGATTGGCAATGCGATTGTTGCAACCATTGCCATCTGCATGATCGAGTTCACCTGGCCAGACTCCGTAGACATAAAGCCAAGCAAGATGATGTTCGTAATACTTGTTATAGCCGATGATTATGCGACGATAACCATGGCCAGTTTCTGCTCCAGCACGAGAGCCAGAAGCAGCACGACCACGAGAATAACGATTGGTAAACCAACCAGTCTCGGGGTCGTAGTCGAACATTTCGATGAGTAGGTCCTGCGTTAGCATGAATTAACTCATTGAGGGAGGTTCGGATACATGGCAGTTGCGAGGGTGGGGCGGGAGGATGCCCCCTTCGCGGACTGGCCATGAGGCGAGGGGTTGCCGCCGGTGACGTGGGTGCCTTCGTTCACCTTCTGTGCGAAGTGATAGAGGGCCTTAATCACGGCGGGATGGTCGCCAGCGCCGGTGAAGTTCATGGCTTCGCGGAAGGCGGAAGCATCGGCTTCGGGGAGAGAGGCGATGGCTTTGGAAATCGAGGGGAGCACCTTGGTGTCGAGGACGGAACCGATGTCCTTGTCAGCACGGGCCGCGTCGATCCAATCCGTGCGCATCTTGGTCACAGCCTTGGTCGCGGATTCAAGCGACGCCGCGGAGTTTTTGGTGTAGATGTCGACGAGCTTCTGGGCTTGGTCCTGCGAGAGGTTCAGCTCTTTGAAGATCGGGGCCGCCTCGGCGAGAACGGTGGAGTCGAGTGTCGCGCCCTCGGGGAGCTTGAAGTCGGCGTAGGTCTCGGGGGCGCCAGTGGATTCAGGCGTGGTGGTTTCGGCCGGCGGTGGCGCGGCTTGATCAATGATTTCCCCAGTTGTCGTCCTCGCCTCCGGAGAGTTCGCCATCGGCGCTTCCGTCGTCGCCGGGGAGGGGATCGATTCGTCGGTCATTGGCTAGGTCCTTTATGCTGGCTTCTCGCATCATCGTCACGAAGAAATCGGGGCAGTGGGTGACGATGTCGTTGTAGATTAAAAGGCCGATGTTGCGTTGGCCTTTGGTGAAGGCTTCGAGAAGAGGATCGGAAGAGAACGATCCGTCGAAGATATTGCAAATGGAGAGGATGCCATGGAAGTAGGTGCGGCCTTGGGCGGTGGACATAGCCGCGACGATGAAGTTGATCCGAGCTTGGTCAGCTTCAGCCGCGAGCTTCTCGAACTTGCGGATGTTTTTGCGTTCGGCTGCATTACGCATTGGATTGTTTCCACCGCAAATACTCCACTGGAATACAAATCCACGTATTTTTTGCGGATTTGGCTGTTACGTGTTCAGCGAATTCAGCTTCGGCGATGGGCTCATGATCGATATCAAGATACTCGGTAATGAAGAAGGCTTCACCTTGATATACGATGCGATCGCCAATTTCCACAGTTTTCATCCCTCGCCTACCATGGCTTGGAGTGCGTTGACGCCGCCGAGGTCAGCGCCTGCAAGGTTCTTGGCGCCGGCGGAAAGTTGCTGCGCGATCTGGGCTTGCTGCGCCGCGGCTTCGGCTTGCGCGCGCTGCTGACGGATTGCTTCGACTGCCTCAGGACTTCTGATCATCTTAGGATCATTGTTCAGTAGGCTGGAGTATTTGTCAAGGGAATAGTCGATGTCGATGTTGTCCATGGCCTCAGGTTTGACGCCGACGATGTTACCGGCGAGGGAAAGGACGCGCTCGATAGAAGCCGCGCGGGTGGCTTGCTGGGCCTGTGCGAGCATCGAGACGAAGTCGATGGTCATCATGTGGCCTTGGATCTCCGGCGGAGCAGGCGGGATGATTCCGGCGCGGAGGGCAATGGCGAAGACGCGGGTGAGGACAGGGCGCAGGACTTCATTGTCGATGCGTTCAAGGGCAGGGCCAAGCATAACGAGGGATTCGGATTTGCGGAGGTCCCATTCGACGGCGGTGACGTTGGAGCGGGTCTCATACTGACTTGCCACGCGGAGGACATCGTTGAAGAAGGTTTGGGAAAGGCGGGTGCGGACTTCGGTGAGGTCGTTGACGATGTCTTGGACCGGGAAGCGGGTGTCGTAGACGGAGGCGAAGCCGGGCTTGCCGGAAGCGGCGTATCCGGAGACGAAGGTGATACCGCCGGGGGTTAGGTTGGCGGGTTGGTTTTTGAGCTGCATATCCGCAACAAGCGGCGGATTGACCATCTTGTCGATGGCTTGGGCCTTGCGGCGCTGTTCGAGCTGTAACTGTTTTTGATCAGGGAGACCGTCCATGCCAGGAGAGCGACCGTAAGGATCGTTCGAAACCAGATCCCAGCGGCCAGTGATCGCAACCTGCTCATGGTAGCCGCCCTTGCGAAGGAAGCCGGGAGGGGCGGAAGCACCGCCTTGGGGAGAGGTGGAACCGCCCCATTCCCAGTAGCATTCACGGAAGGCGAAGCGTTCGGGGATGCCGAAGGTCTTGGCGCGGCCATCGGTGTTAGGTTCGATGGAGTGGGCGACGATCAGTTCGCGGGTGAGGTTAGCGCCGGAGGGGTCTTCATAGAGTTTGCGAATAGGGGCGGAGACGTTTTCGATCCCGAATTCCTTGACGCATGCGTCGACGGTCATGGTGAATTCGCGGTAGAAGACGGTGGGGCGGTATTTGCCGTCGATGTCGATGTAGTATTCGCCGAGGGCCGGGTTGATGCAGTTGATGACGGTGTCGAAATCTTCGTAAATCAGCATGGAGGCTGTGCCGAAGACGACGAGGTCGTAGTAGAAGGTGGCGATGGAATTGTAGAAGTTGGACTCGGAGAAGATGAGGTAGAGGATGCGTTCGACTTCGGCAAGCCAGAGGGAGATTGGGGAAGTCGTGGTGGAGTCGTGGTAGCCGACGCGGAGCCGGAACCAGAGGGAAGTGGGGGAGGATTTGCCGCTTACCAAACCTGAGGCGAGGTTACGTGCGAAGATGCAGCCAGAGGAGTCGAGGATGTGTTGGTTGATGGGGGAACCGCGGCCCATCTGGTTTGGGGTGATGAGCCATTTGTAGCGACGCGGGAGGAAGTAGTCCGCGAGCTCGCGCCAGTGGGTCCACCAAGAATAGCGGTTCACGCGAAGGGCGATGAGCCGGCCTTCAACGTAGCGGCGTAGCGCGAGGTCCTGCGGGGAGAGGGGCTGGTTGGGCATTGGGTTTCTCGGTGCTACGTTCTTTTTGGATCATGGCCGCTGCGACAGAAAGGTAGATTGGGTCTGGCGGCGGCGGGGACTGGGCGGAGGCCGCGGGTTTGGGGGAGAAGGGAACGACGGGCATGGGGCTATTGTCCTAGAAGGGATTTGTTCGCGGTCTGCTGGGGCGCAGGGGCCGGAGCAGCGGAGGAGACGAAGGAAGTCTGGCCGGAGGATTTGCCGCCGCCGGAAGGTCCAGTGCCGGAGGCTGTGCCAATGGGCTGCTGGAGCGGGTTGGGCGGAGGAGCTTGGTGTGGCATCATGGCCATGAGGAGGAGGGGGTTGACGTTGCCGCCACCGCCGTCACCACCACCGAAGAGACCTTTGAGAGGATTAGACATTAGATTCTCCAAAAGAGAGGGGCTACCCGTGCGTCCGAACTTTCCAAACCTCGCGCACCTTGGGTAGGGGGCAAATGCACCATTGCTCGCACTGCCCCACAGCACAGCCAGCACAGCGCGCTCAACACAGAGCCGCGCCTAATCCCGGTGAGGTTCCTGAAGTAAAGGGCCGAGATTAGACTGGAATTCAAACCAACATCCTTTCCGGAGCGTAGGGATCGTATTCGGAGATTACCTCCGGCTCGTGCGGAAATTCGCCACCTGCATTGCGATTAGGAACTAGCGGATGGGCGAAAGTCAAGACCAACGCATCGAGATCGTCGAGGGGAATGCCGGAGCCATCTTCATCGACGAGATCTTCTTTGCGCTCGAGGATGATCTCGTCGCGGTTGTTGAAGGTGTAGCGGATGGCCAGCATCTGGCGTTTGAGTTCGGGGTCCAGCGGGAGTGCGCCGGTTTTCAGCCACGACCGGCATGCGCCATACATAGCCGCGCGGTTGTTGGCGTAGCGTTCGCCGGTGTTGCCCCAGGTGGTGTTGTAGATTACATCCTTGCCGCCGAATTGGACCTCGTAGCAATGGAGCCGGCGATTGCGGACTTGGTCGACCACACCGCCGCCGACACCACCGCCGTCGATCATGATGCCGTCGGGGCGGAGGGAGGTTTGGGCGAGGACTATCTTATCCGCGAGTTCGACGGTGGAAAGGCCGTGGAACTTCTGGCGATCGATGGTGCGGCCATCGCGGCCTTTGCGGAAGAACAGGACGGAGTTGTTCATGCCGTAGCGGGCCACGTCAACGCCGCAGGCCAGCGGGTCGTAGCGGTCGACATGGACCTCGCGGGACATTGCCTCGTCGATCTCGGCGGCCGAGAAGAATTCCATCAGGCCTTTGCGCGGGAACTGCCCAAGGACACGAACGCGGACAAAGTCCGAGTCGAGACCATACGCGTCGATCCAATTCTGCAGCCGGCGCTTGTTAGTGATTCGAACTGTGCGGGAGTCAATTTGAAGATGATGCCATTGACGTTCAAACTTGCCTCCAGGGAAACACTCACGAAATCTTCCTGAGTTTCTGGTGGGGTTTCCGAAGGCGAACCAAAGGATTTCTGTGTCGGCATCGGTGAGCGCTCCCTCGGCGGTTTCCCAGATGATGTCGGGGATTTCGGAGGCTTCGTCGAAGACGAGGAGCAGGCGTTTGCCTTTGTTGTGGAGGCCCGCGAAAGCCGCGGGGTTTTTCTCGGACCACGGGATCATGTCGATGCGCCAGGTCCGCTCGCGGTCGGGGTCTTTGGACAGGAGAGCGGTGGCGGTTAGGTTGAAATGCTCGCGGGCGAAGAAGGAGAGGTTGAACCACTTGCCGAGTTCGGCCCAGGTTTTGGTTTTGAGCTGGGTCTCGGTGTTGGCAGTGATGACGCCGCGAGTGTCGGGCGCGGTGCAAAAGGCCCATAGGATGAGATGGGCGACAGTCGCGGATTTGGCGATGCCGTGGCCGGATGCGACGGCCTCTTGGATCGCGGTGTTGGTGTCGATGATCCCGTCGCGCACGCGGAACATGAGGTCGCGCGCCCAGTCCTCGGGGCCATCGGAATCGGCGAGGACAGTGCCCGGCTCGCGCCATGGGAACGCGCCCATGACGAAGGCGTAGGGATCGCCGCGGACCGAGGCCAGCCAAGAGAACAGGTCGAGGGTCACAGGATCACCCCGATGGAATTGAGTTTGTCTTGGGTCGGGGAGGTGGAGCAGGTGGTGCCGTTGGATGACCAGCAGGGGGCGTCGCCCTTGGGATCGGGGATCTGCTGGTAGATGGTGACGCCGAGGCCCGCGACGGTTTTCAGGAAGTTGCCGAAATCAATGTCGGGCGTGCCGTTGATGCGGACGCGCGCCCAGACTCCGGGGAGAAATGTGGGCGGGGTCGTCACGGTCATGGACTTCGGGTCGAAGACCGCCGGAACGTCGACGACCTTATCCACGTAGTTGAAGAACCAACTGCCGCCTTTTTGATTGGCAAGCTCTCCGGTGGTCTTGATCGAGCCGCCGCCTTTGCCATCGGGAACGATGAAGCCGGTGGACTGCGCGGCCTGTGCGAACACGTCGACCGAGGAAGCGTTAGCGATAATCTCCGTAGCCGCGGCTGGCGTGGCGAGGAGGGCGAGGGCGAGGGCGAGGCGCAACATCAATAGGGCGCTCCTACGCGGGATTTGGATTGGAGAACGGCGTCGGGCAGGCGGGTGCGGTAGAAGGCGATAGACTTGAACCACCCATCAAAATTACTGGACCCGTTTTGCGAGCCAATATACGCCGATCCGGTCATTATGACGGAGTTAGCGTCAGACGTTATTGCTCCACCGTTCAGAGATAGAGAGCGCCCGTTAGCACTAAACCCAGCGCCCGACCGAGTGGAATTTGTCCATGTCGTCGTGCCGTCGGTAAGCGAAACAGACCCATTCCAAGATGCAAGCTGATTGCCTCCGGCAGTCCGATACATAAGTTGCGTCGAGGACGTGCCAACGATGGTTGCATTAGCAGAAAGCCCACTAGCAGCCTCAGCGAATGTCTCGGCAATCGCGCTTCCCTGCGCCCCCTGCAACACCGCCAGCGGCCCATCCGTGATCGACACAACATCCGCCGCGCGGGCGACGGAGGAACCGGCTGTGGGGATGTAGGAGGTGGGGAAGGAGCCGAGTTCGTATTGATAACCATAAACGCCAAACGTCGAACCCGCACCGCGACCCTGCGCTTTAATTGCTAAAGTGATCGAAGTAGCAGTTACACTAGAAGCTGCTTGCACAGTTAGGTATTGCCTGCTCCAGCCAACAGGCGGCGTGTCTATTTGTTTAAATAGCGTCCCCGTCCAAGCCGTTCCGCCAGACGCGCCCGCCTCAATCCGAATGGCGAGGCCGTCAGGAGAATAAAGATAAATGGAGAAGGTGTAATACTGGTTTGCGGTCGGTAGCGTGGTCGACCGATGATAAATTCCCTCTGTCGTTCCGGTCGTTACGACCTTTGCTGCGTTAACTGTCCCATCCGGAGATGTGTAGAAATTTTGCGTGACGGTAGAGGGATTGCCGTTGACGTTATAATCCCACGGCGGCTTTTGGCTCGTATCGTTGGAATACGTCGCGAGGTTCGTCCGGCCCTCCTCAATCAGCAGCCCGGCGCTGCCCGTCGAATAGTCGATGCGGGGGCCGTAGTAGGCGGCGGAGGTGGTGATGACCTGGTCGCCGGAGCGGGGGGTGGTTTCGTATGTTAGTGCGGCGCTTACTCCGTTTGCAATAAGGATTGTCTGTCCCGCAGACAGCCACCCGTTGCGTGCATTAGAATCCGTGTCGCCAAAGAGTACTTGCGAGAAACTTCCTACTGTTTGCTTCGTGTTAACGAAGCACCTATACCAACCGTTCCCGAGTGAAGTTATAGTTGCAGTCGCACCACCATACGTAGAGGATACAACTCCGCTATTCAGATTAAAAACAGCGCCGTCAACGCTTCCAGCCATAGATGCAAGATAAACAAATCCGATCGACCCAGCTTTTGCGTCAATATAAAGTCCTCTGTTTGGGCCGGAAGCCAGTCCTTCGTATAGCCGATGAAGACTGCTTAATGAGTCAAGCGTTATCGTCCACGCGGTCGTTGTCCCGTTATAATAAACTGCATCTTGGACAACACTTGTAACGCCCGTTCGATTCCAACTTGCATTGCTAAACGTATTCGAATACGTCAGCAGATTATTCGGCGCATAGGTCAGATAACCCGCGCTATCGACCATCGTCGCGTTGCTGGTGCGCGAGGGGCTCAGCCAGGACGGAAGCAAACCCGACGCCGCGAACCACTGATACGCGGGGAGAATGCCGCCGCCAATAACCACACGGCGCTGCAACGGCGACAGCGCTAATGCCGCGGATGCGATCAGCGCAAAGAGCGCGACGAGGAAGTTGCGCCGGATCAATGGAGCGTCTCCGGGTAGAAGGTGACGACTTTAGATGCGCCGGTGGTGCCTGAGCCGGAGGTGGCCGTCGCGGTCCAGTAGATCTGGGTGGCGGAGGAAACCTGAACGGTGATGAAGTTGCCATAAGCGACGATGCATTCGCCCCAAACACCGTCGCCGTAGATGGAGCCCATGGTGCAGGTGAGGGAGCCAATGTGGGACGCGGTGCCCGTGGCGGGGGAGAAGGTGGAACGGTCACCATTGGCGAAGGTTGGGGCCGCCGTCCATAGGTCGATGGTGATGGTCTTGGCGTTCCACGACGCGGCGGTTGTGTCGTTGATGGAAATGTCGCCGCGAGAGATCACGACTTCGGTTGCGTATTGGGACTGGAGAGAGAAGCTTGGGACCACAACCGATGCGCCAGTCGCGGAGTTGGCCATGAGCTGCCCGGCGGTATAGGCGGTGGTGGTCGATGGGAGGGTGAGGGTATAGCCGGCCCAAGCGGGAGAAGCGGCAAGGGCAAAGGCAAGGGCGAGAGCTACGCGGCGCATGGATCAGTTTCCTATGCAGGTGTAGTTGAACACAAGAGAATCTGTCCCTGTGCCGATGGTGAGGGTGAATGCGGTTTTGGACTGGGCGGAGAGGTAATAGCCGCCAGAGATTGCCGCGCCTCCAGCAGAGGCTGGGGTCACAGTGCAAAATGCCGCGGTGGAGAAGGCCGTGGCAAAGGTGATGGTGCAGGCGGTGGGAGTGCCGGTGCCGAGGGTGAACTGGCCGGCATTGGAGGAGGAACCGGCAGTGACGGCGGGGGAGGTTCCGCAGGTTGACGCGGCCGGGACATTCGCCGCGACGGAAAGGTTGGTCGGGACGGTGAAGGAAGTCTGGGCCGCGAGCCATGTGGCGAAGGTAGTGGCTGGGGAGCCCCAAGTCCCGCCGGTCTTCGGGCCGTAGATCGCGCCGTTATTGGCGTTGAGGAAGAACTGCCCCTCGCGGCCGGTGGAACTTGCGGGCGCACCAAGGCCGCCCATGACTTGCTGGGCGAAGGCCGGCGGCGCCGCGAGGATCAGGGCAAAGGCAAGGACTATTCGACGCATGTGAATCGCTCCAGTTCCCGCGGGAAGGATTAAGCCAGAAACCCTCCCCGCGGGCGGCTCAGGCCATGGAGGGCCTAAGAGGAAGGGCGGAAGAAGGAAAGAGGGACAGTCTCAGCCTCGTTGATAATGGTGTAGCGCCAGACATGGGACGGTCGGCAGACATGGGACGCTGGCGCTACCTTAGCCTTCGTGGTCGATGTAACGGACGGTTTTGGATCGTTCGAACGCCGCTTCGAGTTTGGCCGCGAAGTTGACATTGATGTTTTCCTTCGTGGTCTTGCGGTGGTATTCGGTGCGGTCGGCCATGGAATCGAAGACCTTGAGGACGAACTCAGGCCGCGGCGGTTCCTCCTCGTTGTCGAGGATGTCTTCGAGCATGGCAAGGGATTTGAGGCGGTTGCGATGCATGGCCTCGTAGGTTGCGTCGCGGTGCCGGCGCCATTCGTTGTGGTCATCGCCACGGTAGCGCTCGACGAGTTCGACCATGGCCGGGGAATTGCGAAGGACGCTAACGCGGGCGATGGAGTAGCCGGTCTCCTGCGCGACTTCTTCATTGGTTGCGCCGGTTACGAACAGCCGCGCCATGATGTGGTGGGAGTCGCGGAGCTTGGAAATCCGAACGCGAGCCGAGGGCTGGCGCAGGGCCTCGATGTCGGATTTGACCATCGGCCGCACGCCAGTGATGTAAGGGGTGTCTGCGCGGCGCTGGATGTTCATCGGGGTTAGATCCTTCTGGCAAGAATCGTGGGTGGGAGGGACGCAGGCGTCGGGGCGTTATGGCGCGGGGAATACTCCGCGATCAGCGCGAAGTAGGCATCAGCGAGCCGGTCGGGATGGACGAAGCGAATGCGGATCTCGTCGAAGGCAATCTTCGGCAACCACCGCGGCCGGTCGCTGGACCGCAGGGCCGCAATCTTCGCCAGCATCGGGCCAGACGACTTCCCCACAAACACAACTTCCCCGCGGTGGAGCAACACAAAAACCCCGCCGCCGAGCAGCTCCGTCGCGTTAGTCATGCCCTCAACCAAACCTTTGTCCGCGCCCACAATCGCACTCCAGTTGTCGCACTCTTCGATCTTTACCTACCATCAGAGCATAGACGCATTCATTTGTCAAGTGGGTGAGATTCCTAAGTTTCAAAAATTAAATTTTTTCGTCCCAAAAATTAAATTTTTTCTGAGGAGTCCTCTGGCAGCGTCGCGAGCGCAAATTTTTGGCCCACCCGGTGGGGGTGGGCCATGGTCGAAATCGATTGACCTAGATCAAGCGCAGGGTAGCGAGGAAGGCTAGCGCCAGAGCGATGGCGAGAGGGAAGGCTGCGGGGCTCATGCCTTGTCCTTGGTTGCGAGCTTGGCGCGGTTCTCATCCATGAAGGCGCGGATGGCGTCGGCATGGTCGAGAAGGCGTTCCCACTGGGAAGCGTAGAGGGAAGTCGGGAAGCGGCCAAGACCATAGAGGCAGACGTTGCCTTTCTCGCCGACTTTGAGAGTGAGGCGAGAAGTGCGTTGTTCCTTGGCCGCGAGGAGCTGGGCGATAAGTTCTTCGCGGGAGAGTTCGTTCAGGTTCGGAAGAATAGCCATGTGGTTTACCCTCAGTTGCAGCGGGGCGGAAGTGCGCCGTTGACGAGAACAACATCGCACTGATCGAAGCGAAGCGCAAGGGCTGAAATGTGCGATAGCGCACATCGCGAACAAATTCGTCGCTGCGGCGCAACATAACGTTGCGCAATGCAGCATAGCACAGCGCGGCGCATTGTGCCATTGATCGCTGTTAAGGACCGCTGCCTGCCCGTTGCCTTACCCTTGCTTGCGCTCTCCCCTGCAAGCCCCCGGGAGTTCGCCTGCAATGCTCTTGCAACCTGCCTTGGCATCAGATTTCTTCGAAACCCATCTCACCCCCACCTACCTCTCCCCCTCTCTCCCTCCCTACCCCCATTATCCCCCATTATCCCCCCTATAAAAGTCTCATATATATTAGAGAGAGATAGTAGGGTAGATAGTAGGGGGGAGGTGGAGGTGGAGGGGGAGGTGGAGACTGGTGTGACGGGTATTGAAGATTGCTGGGATCAAGGAAGGTTCCAGGGAGGATGCAAGAGAGATGCTAAAGAGTTTGGAGGCGGTCTAAGATCAGCCGCGATTGTGGTAAATTATGGTTGATTTATGCGAAGCCTGGGGGTATAATAAGGAATACGCTGGGGAAGAGAGCAAGCAAGCAAGCAACGATCAACAGGAGCGATCCAATGTCCGAAGTTACTGTTAAATCACGATATGTTGCGACTAGAATGCTCGAAGCCGAAGGCGTAGGCCGCGATCAATATGGCGTTGTGCATTGGATGACCGAAGCCACAAAGCCTTGGCATCCAAGATTTGCGCAATGTAATCCCAAGATCAAATGCGGAACGTCAACCAAAATGGTGCGCATGGTTTGCCCTGTCTGTTTTCCTGCGGCCGCAGAACTTATAGGCGATCCGATAAAGCATAGCAAAGACTATTCATGGTTGATTGATGCCCATTTTAAACGAAAGAAAAGTTAACCAAACCTGTAGCGCCAGCGTCCCATATCCCCGCCAGCGTTCCCTCCCTTCCCCTAACCCAAGTGCGGCAAAATGCCGCATTTACAACCGCCCCGATCGATGCGAGGATGCAAGGGCGCTGGGGACAGGCCCAGCTAACCAAGAGGCAATGCCAATGACCAATCTCGAAGCCACCCTCGAAGCAACTATCTCTACCAAATCCCTTGACGCAGCCGCCGCAGCCTTCCATGACTTTCCCTGCCGCGCCACTGCCTCCCGTTACGAGGCAATCGCCATTGCCTATGCAGCGTCGATGGTAATCTCAATCGCTGAGCTGGATAATATCCTCTCCCTCGTCTTCGACTTCCTCAGCGATCAATAATCCGCAAAGGACCGCAGCAATGACCAAGCCCTCTCTTGACCCTGTCTCCAACCTCCAAGCCATGGGCGATAAGCTTCTCGAAGAAGCGCTTAGCATCCATGAGCAAATCCCCGCGCTGATCCGCCAAGCCCGCAAGCTCGAATACGAAGCCTTCGCCTATTACGCCAGAGCCGAAGCCATTCGCATGGCCGCGCAAGCAAAGGTCAATAACCAATGATCCCCTTCGCCATCTTCTGCTTCGCCATCGGCTTCACCATCGGGAAATGCGTTTGATTTTCCTGAAAATTCCCGATTGACTTCTCAAACGCATCTGGTATAATCATCTACACTCGGGGATTCCCGGAGGCAGCGATCAAAGGTCATTAGTCAATCGCTGCCTCCTTGGGGATTGTTGGAAAAGGCAATGCCAATTCGCAAGATGAATTCGGTTAACTCTTGTGAATGCAGCATCTTTGTCCGCTGCCGGTTGTGATTAACCGCACTGACTGTGGCATTGTCTTTTCGAGCAATCCCGCTCGAACCCGGTAGCATAGATCACGTTCAAGCGCGCCCAGTAAGTCCCCGGACCCAAAACCGCGCCGCTGTCTGTGATAGTCTACCACCCCAGCGATCAAAGATCATTGATCCTAGATCATTGATCAATGATCCAACCTAGAGAGTTTGGCAACCATGGCCATTCTGAAAATCCCCGTTACCAAGGCAGGCAATCGCCCGCTCGAAGTCAATACCGACACCGATATCCCCGATGCGATGTATCAGCTCGCGCTTGAAGAGGGGCTGAAAGTCCTCCTCAACAAAGGCATGAGCAAGATCACGACCAAGGGCCTTGAAGGCGAAGCCCTTGCCGATGCGCAGGCCGCTGCCATGGCCAAGGCCGAGGAAAACTTCACCAAGCTCAAGGCCGGCAAGATCACCCGTGGTCGTGCCCCGGCTTCCGCCGATGGCAAGAAAATCTCCGGCATTGTCATGACCGAAGCCCGCCGCCTTGCCAAGGAGGTGGTCAAGAACGAAATCAAGGCCGCGGGGATGAAAATCTCCCACGTCCTCGCCTCGGACATCACCAAGGCCGCGAATGCCTTGATCGAAGCCGACCCCAGCTTCATTGAGCAGGCCACGGCTAACATCGAAGCCCGCACGGCCAAGACCTCGGCCATCAGCATCGCTTCGCTGATCCACGAAAGCCCGACGCTCGTCGCCAAGGCGGAAGCTGCCGCTGCCGAGCGCAAGACCCAGCTTTCCAAGACCCAGGCAGGCAAGGTCGCCCCGCGTAAGGCCCAGCAGCCTAACGCCTAAGGGCCAAGCAACGATCCAACTGGAGCATCTCCTCCAGTTGGCTCTAAGCATAACACAAGGTCAGGATGGCCGCAGCAATGATCAATGATCTCTGCTTGCCAGCAATGACCAGTCACTTATGCTTCGAGGGAAGCGGTGAACCAAGCCGCCGCTTTCCTCTCCCAGACTACGCAACCAAAGACCAGAGCAACGATCAATGACAGCGATCAATGATCCTAGGCTCTGATAGGAGTTAGCAAATGTCTTCCATCCACGACACTCTCAACGCCCTCCGCGCCGCCACTGAAGCTTTCGACCGTATCCCCGAACTCGAAGCCCGCATTCGCAAGCTGGAGGAGGATTTGGCCTTCGCCCAGCTTGAAGCCGCCGAATACCAGACAACCATCACCCAGCAGCGCGAGCGCATCAAGATGCTGGAGCTAGATAACGAATATCTTAACGGTTCCCTCTCCGCTGAACGTGACCGCAACGCTTCCCTCGAAACAAAGGTCTATGAACTCACCATCGTCGATGACGCCGCTCAGGCCAAGATCAACGATCTCTCTATCGATATCGATGCCCGTGATACTATGATTTCCCTCCTCGAAGCCGACAAGGCCGCACTCCACGCTCGCCTTTCCGACTTCACTTCCATGGCCGATCGGCTCAAGGCTTCCCTTGTTCGCTCTGCCCCAGCCGCTTTGGAGGTAGCGGCCCAGACCTTTCCTTTGGATCAGGACCGCAACCTTGACAACCCTGCGCCTACTTCCGCTAACGTGGAAATGGATTTGGAACCTGTAACCATCGCTGCTGATTACAACCCCTTCAACCGCTTCTAATCCCCACTTCCGGGCAGGGGGTCTTCCCCTGCCCAACCCAACGGAGAAAAGTCATGGCTCGCCGCGCTAAAGTCTTCGGCTATATCACCTATTCCTTCCGCGACAAAGATCCAGTCATAGATCAACTCCGCACAGCCTGCGAACTCGATGGCAGGCACTGGAAAGAAATCGCCGCCGCTGCTGGCGTTTCCCCTTCCACCATCTATAACTGGTTCCAAGGCGATACCCTACGCCCCCGCTTCTCCACAGTCATGGCCATAGCCCGTGCCCTAGGCGGGGATTTCATCTACGTCCATCCCAAAGCCCGCATAACTAAACTCCGCGCCTAAGTCCTTCCGTGGGCAGGGGTCCATGTCCCCTGCCCACCCCAGCGATCCATAACAGCGATCCAACTGGAGCATTCCCATGGCCACAATCCTCAACTGCATCCTCGCCGCCATCGCCGGCACGATCTTCGCCCTTGTTCTCTACGGAATCCAACTTACCATCGCCGCGAACCTTTGAGGCTTACCCCCATGTCCGCCTCCCGCACCCCCACCTTTGCCCCACCTAATGCCCTCCGCGTCTGGGCGGACTCCCGCTACCTCTACGCCGAACTTCCCCGCAAGCCCGGCGGCGAGCCTTGCATCCTTTCCTACTCCCGCACAACCCGTGGCTTCGCGGACCTCATCGCCCTCCTCTACGGTTCCGCCGACCATGCCGGCGCACCCCTCACCCCATCCACCCCGCGCAAGCAATTCATCGGCACACCCACCCAGCACGCCCTTGCCGAAGCCATCCTTCGCGAGAAAGGTATCCTGAAATGACCCGCCCAATCGAAGACCTTCTCGCCGAACTAACCTCCCGCGGCTGGTCTGTCTATTCCCTCCACCAAAACAGCGACGCCCGCCCCGCGCACCATCGCTGGGAATGCACTCTCCGCTTCCCCGGCCCACCTGCGCTTATCGCCTTCGCCACTGGCCAAACCTGCGCCGACGCCCTTGCCTACGCCATCGACCGCATGGACCGCGCCGAAATCGAAATCCCCCGCGAGATCATCGCCTACGATGAACCTGCGATAGACCTGCGGGCGATCCTAAACCTGCGGCCCACCCAGATCAACCGGAGGATCTAACCCCATGCACCCAAACACCGTCGTCCTCCTTTCAGAACTGTGCAAGATCCGCAAGGAACGCCACCTCACCCAAGAGACCGTTGCCAATTCCGCCACGGTCATGCCTGCTTCCCTCTCCAATTGGGAACAACTTAAATCCACCCCTTCCATCGATTCCCTCTGCCGTTGGGCCGACGCCCTAGGCTATGAGCTAGACCTGCACCTAAAGGACTTTCCCAATGGTTGACCGAATCTGCGCAGCCTGCAAATGGTCAAAGCAATCCCGAATATTCTTCATCAAAACCGGAAGCCTCCGCTGCATCGCGCCGCAAAACCACCGCGGCCCCGACCTTGTCACAGGCAAACCACAAATCGGTTACGAATACTGTGACTCACACCGATCGCTGCCAGCAACCCAGCCTTTTGATTGCGGCAGAGAAGGCAGATTCTTCGAACCGAAAGGATGATACCAATGGTCGACCAACGATTCTTAGAAACCGTGAGGCTCATCGGCCTCGGACGCAATTGGAGATGCATATGACCTCTGGAAAATACAGCACCGTGGGCGGCAACTTTACACGTGGAGAGGCTTATTCTCAATTGATGTTTCATTTACGAGAAGCCGCCGACTTCGCCGCAATGCTCTCCCACCTCCACAACACCGAAGATAACCACATGGACCAACTCGTCGCCAAGGGCTGGCTTGGCATCCACGAACTTCTCCTGCGAATGATCGCCCAGATTACCAAGCTCGCAATGAACAAGTTCCAATAACCTACATAGGAAAGGGTCATGAAAGAATTCCACCCATTAAACGAGTTAGTCGCAATGATTGACACAGCAGAAGACGAACTCACCCGCCTCCGCGCCGAGAACGAGCGGCTGCGGGAGGTGCTAGAAACACTATCCTTGTGTGACGGAAACTCTTCAAATGTCGCAAGTGCGGAAATATTAGCGACAAGAGTTAGACGCATTGCCCGCGCCGCCCTCCACCAGGAGCAAGAGAAATGACGAGAGAGCAGGCGATGAACATTGCCTATAATGACGCGTGGGGTGAGCGTCGAGATTGGCGCAAGTGGAATGTGGCGTTTGCCTCCTCCCTCAAAGCCAACGGCTGGCAGCTTGTGCCAGTTGAGCCTACTGAATCGATGCTCGTATCGACAACACCGTTTGAGTTTATAAAAGGGTCAACGGCATACGAGCATTTGTTGGATACGAATAGGAAAATATGGCGCTCCCTACTCGCCGCTCTCGAACAAAATTCTTCCTCCGCCGAATAATTTTCCCCTTGTTTTATCCAAGGCATCTGGTATAATCAGAGAACAATAGGAGACAGCCCCAATGCCCATCGCCCCATACCAAGCCCGCGTCATCGACGAGAAATCCGAACTCGACGCACGCATTCTCCGCCTGAAAGGTTTCATCGACCACAACGCAGCCTTCCCGCGGCTCCAGCCCCTCCAGCAAGACCTCATGAAGCGTCAGCTTTGGGTCATGACCGCCTACTCCACCTGCCTCCGCGAGCGCATCGACCTTTGGAACTTGCCCAGCGATCAATAACAGCGATCAATGATCCTTCCCTTCGCCCAGCCGGTTAGTGGCAAAATAACCCCGGCAGCCGGGGCTTACAGGTCTCGTGCACCTGCCTCCCCGATAACGCCGCGCCAATCTCGTGGTGCCAGCATCCCGCTTAAGTTCCTGCGAATTCGGCGACGTGTTATCGTCTAAGTGACCCGGCCCGCCGGGGGAGCGATCCGCAACTCTTCGCTCCCCCGGCCACTTTTGGAGCTTCTCCAATGAAAACCTTCCTCGTCCTCTGGCTCTCCACCCCTAACATCTACATCCACAACCCTATCGCGGAATTCGCCACCGTCACCGAATGCCGCCTCGAAGCTAACCACCTCAATTCCCTCCGCATCCCCGACGCCGAAGGCATCCTCTACTTCGGCTGCCTCTCCCCGCATCCCTAGCGTGTCGCAGCGCTAGGCGATCCTCCCTCGAAGGTCTCGAGGATTACGCAAGAGCCCGCTGGGGGCGGCGGTATGGGACCCACTGCCCCCAGCAACCAACCGAAAGCCAGATCCATGAACCCCACCCCTGAACAACTCGCCATCCTCGACTTCGTCCGCACCTCCCGCGCCAACCTAATGCTTCGCGCCCGCGCTGGTTGCGGCAAGACCTCCACCCTCAAGCTCATCGACGCAACTCTCCCGCCATCCTCCGCCGCCCTCGTCATCTGCTTCAACAAATCCATCGCCGACGAAGCGCGCAAATCCAAATCCTTCCGTTCCGCCACCCAGATCAAAACCATGAATTCCATCGGCCATTCCATCTGGGCCGAGTTCTCCCGCCGCGAGCTGACCCTTTCCAAAACCAAGATCCTCGACATCTACCGCGCCATCGTCGATGACGCCGACCGCGCCGAACGCAAACACCTTTGGACTCTTTGGGATGCTGTTAAAGAAGCAACAGACATGGCTCGTGCGACGGGTTATATTCCAGCAACTCATGCAAGAGCAGATCGAAGTCTCTATTCTTTTCGGCAGCTCGAGCATTTACTCGATGCAACTCCAACTCCAGAAATCCATGGCCTCGTTGATCGCGTCCTCACCGAATCCATCAGACTTGCTTTTGCCGGCACCGTCGACTTCAACGACCAGTGCTACATGCCTGCACTATTCGGCGGCATCTTCCCCACCTTTCCAACCGTCCTCGTCGACGAATATCAAGACCTCTCCCCAATCAACCGCGCCCTTGTCGCAAAGCTCTGCCGTTCCTCTCGCCAGATCGGAGTAGGCGATGAAGCTCAAGCAATATACGAATTCCGCGGCGCCGACGCAATGGCAATGCCGCGAGCAATCAACGAGTTTGAGATGGCAGTCCTCCCTCTCTCCGTCTCTTTCCGCTGTCCTTCGGCAATCACCAGCAATGTTCATTGGCATGTTCCCGATATTCAATCTTTCCGCAGCGGCGGCATCGTTGAGGAACTTCCCGAAGCTCGACCACTCCCCGGCTCCGCTGTCATCTGCCGATATAATGCTCCTCTACTTCACATGGCGTTTAACCTATTTGCAAGCGGAAGCCGCGTTGATGTCGCCGGCATCGACATCGGCGCGCGCGTTATCAAAATCCTTGGGAAGCTCGGCGATGAGTCCCAACCAAGATCTCAAACTCTAGCGGCCATTGATGACTGGGAAGCCGAACGCAACTCTCTCGATTCCAAAACCGCCGCAGACACCGCCGCCTGCCTCCGTGTCTTTGTCCGCGCCACGCCATCCCTCGGCCTCGCCATCGCCTACGCCCGGCGGATCTTCGAAGCCACCCCAGCCGAAGACGCAATCCGCTTCATGTCCGGCCACCGCGCCAAGGGCCTTGAGTTCCCTCATGTCTATCATCTCAACCGCAGCGGAATTAAACAAGGCGGGCAAGAACAAAACATCCATTACGTTGTTGATACAAGAGCGCGGGAACGCCTCACCTACATCGGAGATTGAACATGAAGTGCAAGGTAGAAAACTGTGAAAATAAAGTTTCTTCGCGTAGAATGTGTGGCGCACATTATCAAAAATGGCGCCGTGCTGGCGGTGCTAACGAGCCAAAACTAAAAATGCCGGCTGGTTCTGGTGGAATGACACACGAGGGTTATATCTTGTTGTCGATAAATGGCAAGCGCATATACGAACACAGATACCTCGCTGAAAAGGCTCTAGGTAAACCATTGCCAAAAGGTGCCAGAATCCACCACATGGGTGAACGCTGGGATAACCACGGTTTTGGAAAATTAGTAATCTGCCCTGATGAAGAGTATCATCAACTCTTGCATCGTCGCATGGAAGCTCTGGAGGATTAACCCCGTGGCTCTACCTGAACAACCTTCCGCCTACGAAGACTGCTACGACTACTACGAGCGCGCCAAGGCTTCCCCCAAAGGCATCCGCGTGCTCTTCGACAACGAGCGCGACGCGGGCATGTTCCGTATGCGCATGAACATGGCCCGCGTCATCCAGCGCCGCGAAGCCATGCGCATCTACGCCCGCACCGATCCGGCCTACGGCAAGTCCGAATTCGATTCCCTCAAGTGCGCCGTGCGCCCAACCGCCGAACTCGACGGCCGCTTCTGGGTCTACATCGAACCATGGAAATCCGACAACCTCGGCTTCGAGGAACTAGAATGACCTCCCGCGGCGACCTCTACATCGAACTCCTCAACCGCGCCCTCACCGAGGAACTTGGCCTTGTCGTCTCCACCCGCAACCCTCGCCGGCTGTCCATGATCCTCCACGAATTCACCAAGGGCGTCGAGAAGTTCGCCTGCCTAGAGATCACCGTCCCATCTACCCCAAACACCCTGATGCTCGTCAAGAAATCCGTTTCCCTTGACGAGCTTTCCGGTGCTTCCGAAGGAGACCTGCCCGATGTCTGATCTTGATGACTTGATGAGTAGAGACCCGCTCGAACTATCCGCGCAAGACATCGACACCATCATCGCCTACCACCGCCAGCAACGAGCCCGCCGCGCAGCCGGCGAAAAACCCACCAAACCCGCATCCGCATCCATCGACATCTCTGCCCTCACCACCCGCCTCGTCGAAACCATGAAGCCACAAGTCACCATCAAACGGAGGATCTAGCCGTGACCGATCTCGATCGAATAATCAACACTCTCATAAAAGGCAGTAAAAACAACTGGTATTTTGATTTCAACGTAGGCAATAAGCATATAGGAGGTGGCTATTTCTACCGACGAGCCGATGCCAGACGAATGTGCAAAAACAAACTCCGCGAATTAATCAAAGATGATTCTGTCCTTTACGAATACCTCATGCTGCGAGATCAACCATGACCGACACCATCGACCCAGCCCACCTCACCACCGGCGCAACCTCCCCATTCCTCCCCGGCACCCAGATCCAATTCGCATGGGACAGCACCTCCATCGGCTATCTCAAAACCTGCCCGCGCCTCTACCAACTCCACATGATCGAAGGCTGGGCCCCTCGCGGCGAGTCCATCCACCTCCGCTTCGGCATCGAATACCACCACGCCATCGAAGCCTACGAACATTCCCGCGCCGCCGGTGTCCGCCATGAAGATGCCATTCACGATACGGTCCGAGAGATACTCCTTAGGACGGCAGATTGGGTTGTGGATCGAACCACAAAGGCTGGCAAATACAAAAACCGTGAGAGTCTCGTTGGGGTTGTGGTCGACTACCTTGATCATTTTATTGATGATCCGTGCGAAACCTACATCATGACCGATGGCGACCCAGCGGTAGAGCTTTCCTTCCGCTTCGAACTCGACTGGGGGCCGACTTCCGCCGAAGACCATCCGTTCATCCTCTGCGGCCACCTCGACCGCGTTGTCCGCTTCAACGACGCGCTCTTCGTCATGGATCACAAAACCACCACCACCACCCCTTCCTCGCACTACTTCGCCCAATACGAACCCCACAACCAGATGTCCCTCTACACCCTCGCCGGGCAGGTCATCCTCGACGCCCCAGTCAAAGGCGTCATCATCCGCGCGGGCCAAATCCTCCTCACCGAGCCCAACCGCTTCGTCCAAGGCTTCACCTATCGCACCCAAGACCAGATCGACGAATGGCTTCTCGACCTGCGCCTCCACCTTAACAACGCCGAATCCTACGCCGAAGCCGGATACTGGCCCATGAACGACACCGCTTGCGACAAGTTCGGCGGCTGCCGCTTCCGCGAGATCTGCTCCAAATCCCCCGCCGTCCGTGAGCGTTTCCTTTCCGCGGACTTCACCAAACTCTCGGAGGACGAACGATGGAACCCCTTACGCAGCAGATGATCCACGACATCCGCGAGACAGCTCGGCTAATCAACCTTTCCGAAATCCCATACCGCGAGCGCGTCGCTGTTGTGAAAACCCTAACCTCCCTCGCAGACAAATTGGAATCCGCCTATGTCCGACCTCCGCAGCCGCTTCCGCCATCGCCTAATCCTCAGCAAGGCCCCAGTGATTGAAGTCACCCCCGGCCCACTGCACCAAACCATCATCCTCGATGTCGGCGGGAATCTCTTCCTCCGCACCACCGCCCCAAACTCTTCCGAAGTCATCGTCGGCGATGTCCTCACCCTCTACACCGAAGTTTTAGTCAAGGACAATTCCAATGCCCAGCCTCGCTGATCACCAGTCCAACTCATTCACGAAACTTTTGCTCTTGGGCGACGCCAAGTCCGGCAAAACCGGTTCCCTCGTTTCCCTCGTGGCCGCCGGCTACAAGCTCCGCATCCTCGACCTCGACAACCTCCTCGACATCCTGAAATACAAAGTCCTCGAAATCTGCCCCGACCGCATCGCCAACGTCGAGTTCCGCTCGATCCGCGACCGCTACAAAACCGGCCCGGCTGGCACAGTCATCGACGGCAAGCCCCAGGCATGGATCAACGCCATCAAAATGCTCGACAACTGGCGCTATGACGACGTTGACCTCGGCAAGCCCGCGCTCTGGGGCGACGACACCATCCTCGTCATCGACTCCCTCTCCCGTCTCTGCGACGCGGCCTACGACTTCCACGAGTCCATCATCCCCGGCGGTGCCGGCGGCAAGTTCGACGGCCGCGCGGTCTACGGCAACGCCCAAGACGACGTGGAAAAAGTCCTCGCCATGCTCACCTCCCCCACCTTCGCGACCAACCTAATCGTGATCGCCCACGGCATCTACATGGATCTCCCCGACGGCACCCAAAAGATCTTCCCGCAGGGCGTCGGGCAAAAGCTATCCCCGAAGATCCCGCAATACTTCCCAAATTACATCCGCTACCGCAACACCGCCGGCAAGCGCACAATCCAACTTACCTCCGACCCGATGATCGATCTCGCCAATACCAACCCCGGCGCATTCGAGGGCAAGACCCTCCCGATCGAAACCGGGCTCGCCGAATTCTTCGAGGCGCTCCGCGGACAGCCCCCGAAGAAAGCCGAAAGGCCTACGTCCGTAACTCTAGTGAGAAAGTAAAATGGCAGACATCCCCATACCCCCACAGCACTCGACCCAGATCGGCATCGACACCCTCGTCGCCTTTCGCACGGCCCTCGGTGAAGAATCCCAAGTCGAGTCGCCGCACACTATCGCAATCCTCACCGCCCTCGACCAGATCATTCTGAAATTCGCCACCGATCTCGTCCCGCATAAAGGAAACT